ACGCACCGGGAACACGCACGCTCACATTAGGACTAATCTCCAATTGTGATTTGCTATACTCCTCTAAATAAGGCGCTCTGATAACATAGTTATCTAATCTGGCATTGCCAACTTCACCCAAGGTGCGACCAGCCAACTGTGCTTTCATGGATGTTAACAGTGAGTGATTAATGGGACAGGCAGTCACTGTGTCACTAACGTGAGAGCCAGTGTGCATGGCAACTACTGTGCCACCACTCATTATTAATGAGCCGCACAAGCCATCATGACCACTGCCGGTGATCCAGTAAGAGACCGGATTGGGCAGCAACTGTGCAGCAGGTGTGTTTGGAGCATAGATATGCGATTTCACGGCTAAAAACTCACCGCTCTCAATGTCTATGGTGTGCACATTGAGAGCTTCGTCGTGCAAAGGCAACAATCTGGTGATAGTCTCTCCAGCACGCAAAGTGGTGTCAGACACCAACTTCCTAATCACGGGCAACGAACCCGTGGCACTGTTTGGAAGCTCAAACATGCATAAATCTAAATCATGCTCACAGCCACCCAATGACATCTTAGGCGCGAATGCAATATCCTTCTTACATAGAATATGCTCTTTCGTAACCCTTGATGGGTCATGCACGCACACCGCAAAATGAGTAAAATCCCTGGCAAAGGCATGTGCAACCGTGACCATGTAGGTACCACTTGTATAAGTGTCATAGCCAACGACATGCATGACTGATTTGTAACCTGAACGCACAGTAGTCCCAAGTTGGCCACCTGTGCAGGGCCGTATAGTAACCCTATACATACACCGACCAGCCAAAAACCTACTGTCGTCCACAGTCTGTGTGGGATCAGTCTTGCGAAACCGATCTTTAGATAAAGTAGCATAACTACCCTTAAATGACACTTGACGTGGAACAACTCCCAATTTGGGATCACGTTCAACCGTGACATTACCAGAGCCATCAACGGTAGTCTGTGGCTCTGGAACAGGACTTGGTCCCACGCGTTTATCAAACTCGTCTGCTATTCTGTTAATACGCCTGCATTCTAGATAAAACTTGGCGCATTTGAGCAAGGCACTAAGCGTAAAACCAGCAAACACTCCCTTAAGTAGCACTCGCTGCAATTTAACACGCTTCTCTTCATCAGCCAAGCCGCCTATCACGCTAGCATAACGATGTTTAATATGAGCGCTAACCGCTCTTAATTGTTCTGTCGGTAACAAACTGAACATCCCAGGCAGCCGACTACCAAATAATACAGAAAAGAAAATTGCCTGCAAATCTAGGCCAAAAAGTCTGGCCACACACCTGACCAGTGGGCCTGTCACTCTAGCGGCTGCAAACCCCCAGCAAAACAGAAGTAACTGATATTGCATTACGCAACTCATGAAACAATGCCGGCAGTAATCGCTAAAGGTGCGTTTCCTGTTGACTATGCAAAGCCAGTTTGGCGGTCTCCACATAATGCTCTTATAAATCATCCAAAACAAAGATGTCACAGGAAACACAAAAAGAGCCAACGTCTGCATCCAAAAACTACAATTGGTTGCCACATGATAACACTGAAATAAGTACCACTCACTATTGGACGTGGCAAATCCAGCTTGAGGATGCACTATGGGGTCAGGTTGTGGTAAATTAGGAAATAAGTTCTTCCTGGTGACCATGTCCATCCTAGCAATAGAATCACTGTTGTTGGTGTGCAGAACCGTCTGCTGTGTGAACAGTTCACGCAACATGTCCAGCGTAACGTCATCGGACAAGTGTGTTGCACCTTGATAGGTGAACCTGACGTGTTCCCACAAGGTAGAATCAATACCACGCTTGGTCACTGAGTGCTTTGCCAACTGACGCGCTCTCTCGAGGTTGTATTTCTTATAAGATAACTTCCAGGGATTAACGCTGTAAATATCCGTACCTTCCTGCTGAACACGATTAAAATCGATTTGTCCATTGGAACCCTTGAATTCCTCCTTAAGCTCCACATCTATGATGTCATAACGTCTAAAAACTGCATCAACATTGGCCATGCCAGGCGCATTACCAAACCTGTTCTCATTGTTAGCTGTAGAAATCACAGCGTCCAGCCGGGGCTGTACCGTTCCTTTCAGGTGAGCCTCTGCAAGTTCGGGCGTGAATCCTTGGTTGTTAACTAACTGTATCAGTTGTTCTGCCCAATTGGCAGCAACACACTGACTAGTCTCGCCACTCTTGACCAACGCATTCACGTCATCGAAAATTACGACTTTGGTGTCGTTGGTCATGTTGTTCCAATACTTGGACATAGGGGCAGTACAGATCTCATGAGTCTGATAGGGCATACTATTAACACCCGGCCTCTTAACTGCTGCTATCATGTACATGATCATCTTGGTAAGCTCAGACTTACCAATAGCTGGCTCCCCCACTAACATAACCGACAGTGGTGCCGGCACTCTCATGCTGTGAACGGCATAATTGCGCACTCTCGTTATGGCTCGAATTACCAAATCGAGCTCTCTCAATAGCGCTTGCGCAACCGTAAACCTATCTCCTCTAACGCTCATATGCTTACTGGTCAACCTAGACTGCATAGCACTTAGACTAATGATCATTTCATCTCTAGTTTCACGATCCATAGTTGCCAAAGTTCCTTCTACGGATTCCCGAAGTGTGGCTGACTCACGCAACACCACATTAATGTCGTCAGGAAACGACCAATTGACCAAGTATTCTACACCACGTGTCACACAATGTGCCAACATGGAGACAATACCGTCAACAGTAAGTGATGCAGATGTGAACGAAGTCAACCGAGTCTTATCCAACGCATGGCCAATATTCTTGATGTAATGCATCTTAGAACGTAAAAGAGATGGTGCAATAAGCGCTGCCGAACAGAACTTAACCATCTTCTCAACTATGCCAGTTAAATTCGTGGTAATAAACTTAACGGCGTCTTTGCCCAAGGCTTCGCCAAGCTCTTCCAGTGATTCTGGATGAACTTCAATCCCAGTGGCTAGCGACCATATCTCGCTAGTCACCCAGTCATACAAGCTCGCATCGAGACCAAGAGCCATGAGAATGCCATTCACACTGGCGAGTATCTGGCAAAAACTCCGGTCTTTGCACTTAACGAAACTGTAAATCTGTATCGCCAAGTTGGTGAGCACATGACCTATTTTATCCATTTGCAGCCCCTTCGTGGGGTTACACATATCAAATGGTCTGGTCTCAGTAGAAATGAAATCTACTTCGTAAGTATGGGTCTCATTCGAGGTCCCATTCTGCTCTGCGAAATCATCGCTAGAGCCACGCTGGACCAAATATTTAGTCCAACTAAGAGCCATACTGCTACCTGCAGTAGTACTCTTAAAATGCGGTTCACGATCTCCCCGTGAACCAATTCCGTCCCAAAATTGGGATGGAAAACTGGATGGTCCCAAAATGGACCCACCAGTTGAGCGACTCTCAACAGAGAGATCGCTCGCGTAGTCGTTTTTAACCTGATTAATTCTTTCTTCAATATTCATGTTGTTGTTGTTAATGTCGTGTTGGGAGGGTTCTACACCAACACTAAGTTTGAGTGTATCTGGCACCACTCGTGAAAATCTCTAAATTATATAATTAAAAAGGTGTCAAAATTCAAACACCATTGTAAACACACCATTGTGAACGTGACCTCGGTACACATGGCCATTCAAAACGACTACTTAATGAATGCCATGTGCCTGATAGTATCCGACTGTCGCAACAGTATACCGGTTATGATCCCGGTTCGGTGCTACAACTATCAGGCTGAGTGATCAGGGGAGGCAGCCAGCGGACGAAAAATCGCTTCGCCGGGCCCGTAACTATAATCACTTAGGAGGAAGGTTTAGTAACCTCCCACCCGAAGGTGAACTGTATCCTCGCTCTCACAAATGTGAATCTTACAGGTGAATGGTTTCTACCACCCAAATCATATAACTCTTTATTTCCATCTCCATAAAACTAATTCAAACAATGGGAAGTATTACTTCCGGTTGAGAATATACAAAACACGAGAGATATAACAACTTGACACATTAAATGTGCCACAAATATTTTACACTAGTGTCACACAAGCATAATAAATGCTGGATCTAATATCACACTAGTATCATACAAACATGGTTTCAAAGAAACTGTGTTTGATTAATAGTACAAAAGGAGGGGAGACAAAAATGCTCCCC